TAAATTGTCTGGTGATTTATCTGCACCTTTTAAACTTATCTGTGAACCATTCCTAAGCACTAATGTTAGTTCTGTTTCATTAGCATATTTAATCCATCTCTTTTCAGTTGTAAGTCTTTTGATTTGTTTCCACATAATCTCTTTAGACATTCTGTAAGTAGGTGCTACATAGAATATCTTTGAGTTAGGTTTACGACTGGCAAACCTTAATAGTTCATACATGGCTAAGTGAGTCTTACCGAATCTTCTGCCTGTAATTAAAACTCTAAATCTTTTTGCACAAGTATAAACAGCTAATTGTGGTGTACTAAATGGCATTAATAATTCCTCTTTGAATTAACTTTGTAATAACATCTTCTTCAAGTTTAATATTGTGGTTATAACCTTTGCTAGTTCCAATATGACTTACATCTTCCATTGTATATCTATTTTTAGTTTTAAAGAAATCAAATGCTGTAATAGTTACTTTGCATTGGCAGTGATTAAGTAACCAATAGATTGCAACAAAGCCAGTAGTTGGTGCGTAGTAATTATATCTAATTGTCATTTGACTATAATCGTATGTGTTCCATAACCAAGCTTTTTTCTTAACCCAATCAGGCATACGTTCTGCTCTCTTACCATCTTTTTCAAAGTTTAATCTTACAATACAACGTATCTGTGGAATCTCTTTAAGCATATTATGACCCTCATGTACTAGGTTGTTAATCCATACATCACAGGGTTTGTCTTGAATTCCAAGATTCATTCTAACTACTGAATTGAATTTAGTATAATCAATAGTTCCTATTTTCTCACCATTACCTATTAGTAAAACATTCTTACCTTTGAAGTATTCGTATGGGTTAAACATTTCTAATTACTGCTGTGTTAGGTTTTAAGTTTTGGTGCATTTCAATAGTGTATGGTTTGTGTAGCAAGGCAAATGATTTAACTTTATCAGCATCATGTACTACTACTGTGTCAGTATGTTCTAAGATATTGTTAAGATGTTTAATTCTATCTCTTACAAACTGTTCATGGTCTAAAAAGCACATTCCAAATCTTTGTGTTAATAGTATCTCTTGTTTAAAGTCTATTTGTATTTGCTGATAATGTGAACCGATTAAATAGTCAAATCTTCTAGCCCAGTTTATATCCTGAACAAATCCTATTAACTTAATTCCTTTTGACTTAGCTATCTCAACTAACAATGGTGTAGAATAATAACCACAACCTGTTTCCATTATATCTTGATTAGATTTTAAAGCTTCTTGAATTAAGACTTGTTGGTGTGTTGCGTAAGCATCAATCATTAATTTTACTTCTAATAATCTTTTTACCTTCTTCTCCTGTCCAATGAATATTTTTAGCTAGATCATGGTTCTTACCTAATCTTAAACCATGATAATTATCTGGTATTCTGTTTATTTTAAACTCGTGTGCTATTACATTAAATGCTTCTTGATCTCCTCGTTCTTGTCTCATCTCGCATCTATCAAACCATTTTTTTAGAACTTGTTTATTGTTTATGCCGACTATTCCAGTTTGCCATCTATCAGTTCTAACTGCATGGTCTTTACTAATAAGATAATCGCAGTCATCTAACATATCAAATAAATCAGATATATCTTCTTTGATTTCTATATCGCAATCTAACCAAATGATTTTGTCTGCTGGTACTTTTTCTATTGCCTTCGGTTTATAAAACCAAGTCCTGCCATCTGAAGCAACTAAGAATGAATTAGGATATTGTTTTAACATTCCAAAGTTAGCTATGTATAATGGAATCTTAATATGCTTGTGGTAACCTTCTAAGAACCAATCAAGTATATCTATGTAGTCTTTGTCAGCACCAGTAACAAAAGCTTTTAACATTTAGTTTACTGACTTAGATGAGTTCTCCAAATCTTCTTCTAACTTTTTAATTATTAGGTTTAATCTTTGTATTTCTTCATGGTCAAGATCAGCTTGTTTTTTTAAATTATAAATAACAACTTCAAGATCGTTTGTCCCTCGCATTTTCTTATCTAGCATCTTTGGTTTTTTTCGCCCACACATAAATTCATTTCTTTTTGTTTTGATAAGTTTTTAAATATCTTCTACCTAAAGCCACTGCTTCAGATTTACTTTTACCTCTATAACCCCAAGCTTCTAAGCTTAGTTTTAATCTTGTCTTACGTCCCTTAGAATCAAATAATCTTCCTCTACCACTTCCCATTCTAACTAAGAACGAACCTTTGCGTCTATACTCAGTCAAAGTATCTGGTCTTGATTTAACTGGTGGTCTTAGATTGCTTCCAGTAGCACGATTATATCTTGCTCTACCAGATGCAGATAATCCACCTCTTACATTCTTGTCAGATTTTCTAAGACTAAATTTACTCATATTTTTTTAAACTAAATTTTACTGGTGCTTGTTTCTTAACCTTTAAGTTATGCTTCTTCATAAGCAAATCAACAATGCACTTATGACAAGCTTTAATATGTTCTTCAAGTTTGTTATTCATTTCTCTTTTACAAAATAAGCATTTACTTGCCATCTTCTACCTTCAGTTCAATTTCTTTTGGTTCTTCTACTATGTCGTATATTGGTAAAGGTGTATTGCTATCGGATTCAATAATTTCGTTTCTTTGTCCGAGCATTTGTTTGCCTAACCAAATCAACATAACAACATTACCTTTTTCAACTGCCATTTGCCACTGTTTCCTTCTCAATGAAATATTGCCTTCTGATCTACCTTTGTCTATTTGTGGCGAAAAATTATCTCTTAATGTATGTCTGTGGCAACCAAAGAAATCTGCCATTTCTTGCATAGTACAATGCAACCTAGCTAATCTCATTACTTGTTCTGGGTCAATATCAAGCTTTGGTCTGCCTACCTTTTTCTCCTCAGATTGAATTGTATGTTTTTCCTGTTTGCTCATGTGTTGCTTCTTTTCCTGTAAATTGTTGCCACCTTTGTATTATTACATCACAATATTTTGGGTCTAGTTCCATTGTATGATTAATTTTATTAGATTTTTCACAAGCTATTAATGTACTGCCAGAACCACCGAATAAATCTAAAACAATTCCACTTTGTACTTTACTCATAGCATATATTATTAATTCAACTGGTTTTTGTGTTGGGTGCATTTTAGGTGGGACTCTATCAAAATTCCAAATATCAGGTTCTCTTTTACCAAGTAGTTCAACTTTTCCTTTGTGTGCAAAAATTATTAGTTCATGTTGCCCAGCAAAAGCACCTTTTAAATCTCCCATAGACCAGTTGTTCTTTTTCCAAACTATTAAGTTTTTGTATGAAAAATTTTTAGATATGTAATCTATCCATTTACTAATTGTTTGAAAAGAACCACATACAAAAATAGAAGAGTTATCAAACATAAAATTTTTACAAGTTAATGCAAAATCAACTATTTTATCGTCATTTAGTAATTTTTCATGTTTGGTTTGGTAATTACTTACATATTCATATCCATAAGGGGGATCTGTAAAAACCATATCTGCTTTATTATTATTCATAAGCTTTTCTACATCAGTAAATATAATAGCATCTCCACACATTAATCTGTGATTTCCTAATACAAATATATCTCCTAATTTAGATTTTGGATTTTCTTTTATTTCAGGTACTGCATCTTCGTCAGTTAATCCTTCGTTTTGTTTGTTTAATAAATCTTTAATAAAATCATCTTCAAATCCTAATATGTCTATATTAAAATCTTCGTCTTTAAGACCTTCAACCTCTACTGATAATTTTTCTAAATCCCAACCTGCATTAAGTGCTAATTGGTTGTCTGCTATTATTAAAGCTTTGATTTGTGTCTTGGTTAATCCCTGAACTATTATGCAAGGTACTTCTTCGTGTCCTAATCTTTTAACTGCTTGTAATCTACCATGTCCAGCTATGATTGAATTGTCAGGTGCTAGTAGTATTGGGTTTGTAAAGCCGAACTCTTTAATGCTTGAAACAAGCTGTGTAATTTGTTCTTCGCTATGCGTCCTACTATTATTTATGTAGGGAATAAGTTCAGATACCTTCTTTTTAATAAGTTCCATATTAACCGATTATGTTCGTTAAATGTTCTATTAAGCTTTTTTTAACGATTTGTAAAGGAACTCTAATAAATTCTGGTTTTGGTATAATATATGGCAGATTCCATTCGCTATACTATTGCATACTACTTCTTCAGCTTTTAATGGTAAATCTAGTTTATATTCGTCAT